AAATAGAAAAAAAGTTGGAAATGAATTGGGTGTAGATCTTCCTTTAAGAGAATTTAATATGAAAAATGCAGATAGTTCTATTATGAAGATTTTTAAAAGAACTAATCCTGGTATTGAAACGTTACCATTTACTAAAAAGTTTTTAACACGTGGTTCGCTTAAACGAAATAAAACATTAAATGATTATTTAAGTGAATTAGAGCCTAAAACAGGCATGCCTCGTTATGAAACAATGACTAACCAAGAATTGGCACTTGATCCAAGATTTAAAGGTTTTTATAAAGGAGATCAAACAGGTAAAGGAGGTTTAAAAGCATTAGAAGATAGGATTCAAGAGTTTAGAAAAAAAAATAAATTAGAAGTAGTTATTAATAAGTTTGGTAGAGAAAAAGGAAAAGGTGGAGAGTATCTTACTATAAATCCTAAAAAAGGAACTAGGTTATACGAAATAAAAAAATTATTTAAAGCTGGAAAGTTTAAACAAAGTGATGAATATACAAAACGTACTTTAGATACCGCAAAAAGATCAGAAATAGTGATGAATGCTGTTTTAGATAAATTATCTCTTGATCAAAGAAAAATAGCACTTGGAATGTTGGATAAAGGCAAACCTTTTATGCAAGCACTTCACGCAGCAGCGGTAAGAGATAAAAGTACCCCAAAAGAATTATTAACACCTCAAGCTATTTCTACGTGGTATAGAAATATTATGCACCGTGAATCAGAAAATGCCATTAAAGCTTTGTTAAGAAATAAAACAAAATCTAAATTTGAAATTGATTTAGAATTAGCTGGTTGGGAAGATGATATGCGCGCACTTGGATTACAGTCTGAAATAGATGGTAAAATTTATGGTGCTTGGTATGATCAATCAAAAGGTATGATAAAACCTTTAGTTCAAGATCTTCAAAAAGAATATCCATTAAAAATGATGGAATTTAGAGGACAAAAATTTAAACCAGTTGGAGCTAAAGATGGTGGCTTGATTGATACAGATTTAGATGATACAAGCACCACTATGGAAGACTTACCATTATTAGATCCTAAAGAAAGTATTGAAAGACAAAAGTTTAATGTAGGTGGATTTGCTGCCTTATTTGGAACGATGTCTAAAGTACCGAAGGCCGTGGCCCGGGTTGGTGATATGATTAAATCAACAGGCAAGGCAGAAAAAGCAACAGACGTTGCTGTTGCGCAAGCAGTTGAAGATAAACCAGCAATGTTTCTTTCCACAGTTGACGCAATTGAAAATATGCCTGAAACAAGTTTACCGGCACAACAGTGGCTTGGAACAATTAAAAATAAACCTGGGGTGTCAGCAACAGAACTTGATGAGTTTGGTTTAGAAGCATTACTAAATAATATGGCAAAAGCAGATCCAAAAAGAAAGTTATCGAAGACCGAGCTCCTTGAAACTTATAACAAAGAGATGCCGAAGATTGATATGGATATTGCGATGGCAGCACCTGTGGAACGTGGAGCAAAAGATTTAGTTGATATGTTAACAAGGGTACGTGAAAAAAAAGGTTATGGTGGCTCCGATGATGCTTTAAATGTAACGTCTAATGACCCAAGATTATTAACAGCATTACATCAACCTCCCCAAGATGCAACAGGAATGAAAGTTCGTGAACATCTTTTAAATGTAATGAAAGGTCAAAGTATGGATGAAGTAAATTTATTAAGCGTTAGATATGGGGGAAGTAATGTTGATCTTAACACTGGTGAAAAGTTTAAACCAATGTGGGAACGAGGTTTTCCTGCAATGTACCACGGCGCTAATGATATTATAAAAAAAGACCATATTAATGTTTTAAAAAATTTAGTACCTCAAGAAGATATAGTAAAATTAGCAACAGCTAAAAACATACCAGAAGAAGAAGCTTTTAATCAGTTATACCAAGCATTAAATATTTTTGATAGAAATGTGATGACAGCTGATGTTCCAATTCCTTTTTGGACCAAAAAGTTATTATACCGTTTAGGTGATATGGGTGAAGGTAGAGGATTCTTTTTTAAAAGTAAAAAATCACCAGCACATGATGGTGCACAATTTGTTCCAGGTGGATCTGGATACGGAGAATTAAAGTTCTATTTTAATTTTGATGATGGCTCTATAAGAGCTGGAGAAAAGGTATATGACTCTGGTCACTTTAGTGGAGAGGTATTTAAAGGTAATACAGGCAACTCGCCATTTGGATGGGGTAGATTTAGTGAAAGAATTGATGAAAATGGTAGAAAAATATTGTTAATGGAAGAAATTCAATCAGATTTACACCAAAATGTTGCTCAAAAAGGGTATAAATATGCACCAAGACTTGATAAAAGCAATGTTTTAGCAGAAATGAGTGATTTTGCGGCGCAATTAGACAAAAAAATGCAAACTTTGGAGTCAACAAGGCTTAGAAAAGACAATATTATGCAATTACCACGTGTAGAACGTGAATTACCGGAAAATGTAGCAGAATTAAGGAATATTGAGCGTGCTATGAAGAAATTAGTAACTGATGTTAAAAATTTAAAGAAAAAAGTTGATGAACAAAAGACAGCTACAGGTTCAACTGGTCAAGTTCACCCTGATGCACCATTTAAGAAATCTGAAAACTATGCAAAAGTGTTTTTACAAGGATTAATGAAAATGGCAGCTGATAAAGGGTATGATGGAATAGGATTATCTACTGGAAAGATGAAAAAAGCACATGGTGGAATACCTAAAGGTGGAGATAAGTTTTATGATGAGATAGGAGTAAAAGCGATGAAAAGAATTGCTAAAAAGAGTGGATTTAAATTTTCTGATACAACAATAGTTGACGGGAAAGGATTTACATGGGAAAAGATTCCATTAATTGAAATGCGTGATATAAACACAGGACAACGTATTCCTGGTCAATCAACTATCCCAGTTTATAGTAAAGGTGGATTTGTTAAACAAAATATGGTAAGAGGATCAAATGGCTATTAAATCAAGAATGCCTTCTGCTGGTTCAATAGAAAAAGCAATTGAAGCACTAACAGATGGTTTAGAAATTGCAGATGGTAATGGTGTTGAAGTTGAAAAAACAGTAGATTTTGAACCAGACCCATCAATAAATGAATTAGAAGATGGTAGTGTAGAAGTAAGCACGGATGGAAGCCCATTACAACCACAATTAGACCAAGCTAATATTCCTTTTAATGCAAACTTAGCAGATTATATTTCTGAAGAAGATTTAAAAAAATTATCTGATTCATGTGTTGCTTCATACGAATCAGACAAAGAATCACGAAAAGATTGGGAAGATACTTATATTAAAGGTTTAGACATGCTTGGATTTAAGTATGAAGACAGAACTCAACCTTTTGAAGGTGCAAGTGGTGTTATTCATCCTTTATTAGCAGAATCAGTTACACAATTTCAAGCACAAGCATATAAAGAATTATTACCTCCAGCTGGACCTGTTAATACAGAAATAGTTGGTGAAATTACTCCTGATGTTGAAGAACAAGCTAAAAGAGTAAAAGATTACATGAATTACATGATTACGCATGTAATGAAAGAATATGATCCAGATATGGACCAATTATTATTTTATTTACCACTTTCAGGGTCAGCATTTAAGAAAACATATTATGATGGGACATTAATGCGTCCTGTATCTAAATTTGTGTCAGGAGAAGATTGTGTGATTAATTATGGTGCGTCTTCTTTAGAAGATGCTAACAGAATTACTCACGTTACAAAAGTCGATGCAAACAGTTTACGTAAACAACAAGTAAATGGTTTTTATAGAGATATTCCAATTGTATCAGGAAGTGTATCTACAACTAATGAAGTAAGAGAAAAAGTGGATGAACTAGAAGGAGTTTCAAAAGAAATTCCAGAAGGAGATGATTATCACACTTTATTAGAAATGCATGTAGATATAGATGTACCAGGATTTGAAGATCCACAAGGTATTAAACTTCCTTATATAATTACTATTGATCAATACAGTAGTGAGGTTTTATCTATTCGTAGAAACTGGAACGAACAAGATCCAGCTAAAGGAAGAATAGATTATTTTACTCATTACAAATTCCTCCCAGGATTAGGCTTCTATGGATTTGGTCTGATCCACATGCTAGGTGGATTGTCAAGAACTGCAACAAGTGTTTTGCGGCAGTTAATTGATGCAGGTACTCTTGCCAATCTTCCAGCAGGATTTAAAGCTAGAGGAATGCGTATACGTGATCATGATCAACCTTTACAACCAGGTGAGTTTCGTGATGTTGATGTCACAGGACAATCAATAAAAGAATCATTATTACCATTACCTTATAGAGAACCTTCGCAAACTTTATTTGCATTATTAGGTTTCTGCGTGGACGCAGGTAAATCTTTTGCAGCAATAGCTGATATGAAAATGGGTGAAGGTAATGAACAGAATCCAGTTGGTACTACGCTTGCATTATTAGAGCGTGGAACTAAAGTGATGAGTGCAATACATAAAAGATTACACTACGCTCAAGGAGTAGAGTTTAATTTACTTGCAAAATGCATTCAATTGTATCTTCCACCTGAATATCCTTACATGGTTAAAGGTGGGAATAGAACAATTAAAGCAAATGATTTTGATGATCGTGTTGATATACTTCCTATATCTAATCCTAATATATTTTCAATGTCACAAAGAGTTATGTTGGCACAACAGCAATTACAAATGGCAATTGCTAATCCAGCATTACATAATTTACGTGAAGCATACAGAAGAGTTTATCAAGCATTAGATGTTGATAACATAGATGCATTATTAAAACCGGATCCAGGCACACCTCCACCAAAAAGCCCTGCTATAGAAAATTCAGAAGCTATGCGTGGAACTGAACCAAAAGCTTTTCCAAAACAAAATCATAAAGCACATGTAGAAGCACATGCAGAATTTATGTTTACAAGACCTGTTCAAATTAATCCTCAATTATATGCAATGATGGAAGGACATATTTTATCACATATTGCTATTCTTGCTGCTGAACAAGTTGAAAAAGAAATGTTACCAGAAACAAAAAAATTAGAACAACAAATTCAACAGTTAAATGCGCAAGCACAACAAAATCCTGCATTACAACAACAAG